CTCTCGCCCGTGTGCAGTACATATCCCCCGCCGGAACGCCTTTTCACCGTCACCGGGTTCAACAGTCCATCATCACGGATAGAACTTCCCAGCTTAATCAGCCTCACAAACGACTGCACCAACGGGTTTGACTTTTCCTCATCAATCTGAATAAAACCGTTCACCGGGTCTTTTTTCAGAATGGGCGATGCATACAACGACTCGCCCTGTTCCAGATAACGCTGGCACTCGTCCTGCCAGCGATTCAGTAAATCTTTCGCACCACTGGGGTCACCGTCCCATTGTTTCCGTATCTTGGATGGAATACGACTAGCCGGCTGGCTAGGATCAAACCAGATGTCCAGCAGATTAATCGGTGTACTCACCACCCGCCCACTGGGGGGAGGCGTACTCCCCCCGTAAATATCCATATCCATTTTTGCCAGCGACGTATCAGGCTCATTCCTACTGGCAAATGGATTGCCCTTGTCGCCCTTATACCCCCCCATCACGCACCCATCCCGTTCTGTACCCGGTCAACCAGTGCCCATATCTGCGTCTCAACCTCGAATTTCGCTTTATTGTCCTTGGTCTCATAGGCAAAAATCGTTTTACGGGCAAATGCCGCATCCCGCCATATCGTCCGCGTCGGCAGGGCCGGCCACGCCCTGCGCTTGAAATTTTCCAGCAACAGACTCAGCCCATAATCATGAGCATTCGTGCGCGGGTCGTACATCGTCGGCTGGATGCCCATCAAATGCGCTTCCGGCAGACCATACGCTCGTTTGTTTTTGTTCAGCACATCCAGCCGCTCCACCGATTTCCGCAGCCCCTCCAGGCTCAGCAGTTCACACATCGTCGGGTAAACCATCCAATCCGTAGCCGTGTAGATCATCCCGTGCAGCAGTGATGGCGTCGGCGATGTATCAATCACCACCACATCAGCCCATCCCGCCAGTTCCCGCACACGCTCGTTTAACAGGGTTGTGTCATCAATCGCCAGTGGGATCAACCGCGTTTCCACGTTCGAAGGCACAAGATAAAGCTCACCAGCGCACCCATCACCACCAGCGAATACCGACGGATCAACCGGGCGTACCACTGAATTCCACTCCGCATCATGCACCAGTAGCTCATATAACCCGTTCCCCTCCGGAATTTGGAATTGGGACGTGCAGTTGGCCTGCGCGTCTGCATCAATCACCACCACCCGCTCACCACGCATCGCCAGACCCGCCGCGATGTGGCGCGAGATCGTTGTTTTACCAACCCCGCCCTTTTCATTCAGTAGTGTTACGATGTTCATATGTTGAATCCTCCCTATTTGAGTTTTAGCAAATTTCAGCTATTGTTGAGGCAAACCATATATGCCTCCTGCTGGTGTGTTGGTTCTAGCGGGCGAGGTGGCACCAGCGCCTCTCCCGCGCCCGCCTGATAATTACTCGTCGTAATCATCTCCAATGATTGCAATCACCCCTCTATTCAGCAGGTGGTCACAAGCCCCCTCCTCCAGCCGAACCAATTCGTCCCTAAAATTCGGCAGCAGGTCTCGCTCATTCACGCTGTCCAGCACGATGAGTAGCGACCCCGCATACTCCGCAATTTGCATGAGCCTTTCATTGCTCAAATGCGCCAGTCCTGTTGGCATTAGGTTCTCCTTTCGATAAGCACTTTTCTGTAAATCTGGCGTAGCGGGCTAAATCAGCCGCTGGCCGTACTTCCGATATACGGCCCACTTCCCCGCATACTGGCGGGGGTCACTCGTAATCCGAATTTGTGACCGTTTCGCCGTCATCTCACAAACGGGTATAACAAATGGGATCACATCCCCACTCCGAGTTACACAACAGCACACCACCAGGTCACTATTCCGGTAGTCCTGCCTCCCTTTTTTCCACAGCAGAAAACGCCATTTGCCGTCGCGCCCCTGCCGTGCCGTTTTCACCTCCACCGTCGTCATGACACCATCACCGTCGATCACCGTCAGGTCACCACACCGCGTTCCCTGCACGTTGAACCGAACCCAATATCCCTGCCTCTCCAGTTTCCGGGCAACATACATCTCTCCGATGCCACCCAGTGCCTGCCGTCCGGGGTTGCCCAGCATTCCCTGCAACCCCGGCAGTGTTTGTTGCGACAATGGCACTGTCATCATGACGACTCCGCCTCCGCAATATCACGCATGAGGCTTAGGAGGGTTCTCGCCGTCACCTCATCCACAATTACGTCGCTCTCTGTCAGCATCCGCACGAACAATGCGACCGCCTCATCATCCGCATAATCTGTAACCTGGTTCAGCCGCTCAGCCAGGTCATTCGGCGTCATATGCCCCAGAGCCTCGGCCTCCGCCCACTCCTCCTGTCTCACGGTATGCGCCAGTTCCCCAATCAACGGGTGTCCCTCATCGGCATTCAACACCGCTCGCAGCAGAGCATCGTGGTCAGCACGCGCAGTATCCAGCGCCTCGCTTTTGGCCCGCAATGCCAGCTTCATCGCCACCATCACCTGACCCAGCACGCGCAATTGATCCCAAATATTTTGCAGATCAGCCGCGTCACCGTCACGACCATCAACAGCCGCCCGTTGGTACATCACACCAATGAGTTGTTTCGCAGCAGCCACGCTCTTATGATCCATGCTCACGCTCCCACATCGCCCGTTGTGCATCCCGATTGCGCTTACGCAGTGCAACCAGGTCAGGGTCATTACGCCGATCCGGTGCAGAGTCCATAATCAAATTGCGCTGACGATTGAGTGACTCCAATTCAGCCGCATACACACTCTGGTAGATCATGTCTGCACCGTAGTCATTGGTCAACAAAATCTCAACAGCCTCACGCAGTGTGATCTCACGCGACTCCAAAATCATCTGTTGTCGGAATTCCGGCTGCGGCTGCGGCACAATTGCATACTCGTCCGTTTCATCAGCATCCGGCACAATCACTTCCACTTCCTGCGTCTCCGTCTCATCTGTATCACCCGGCGGGTCACACTCCCGATAAATCGTTTTATGTAAACCCGGCATCTGCCCATAGTGCACCATCCGGCAGCAGTATCTCAATTGTGTTGTGCGGATGCCCATCCCATTGATGACCGTCCCATCCTGAAATTGCTCAAACTCAATCTCCCAACCCCCCTCTTCTAGGCGACTCAATTCATGTTCTGCTGGGTCAACCAGCAACTTGTGCTGACGTGACTGTCGGTTAGCTTTTTTTTGTAACATACTGCCTCCTGCTAATATATGGTTTATAATTGAGCCGAAATTAGCTCAAACTACGTACAAAAAGGATTTTTATCGATGCGACTAAACGAGGCCATTGACCTGTATCTAGGCACATTTGATAAACAAACAACCAGGATCGCCTACAATAAAGGGCTCAAAACGCTGATGGAAATCGTCGGCACACATCGTCTCGTTGATGAAATCACACCTGCTGATCTCATCCGCGTTCACAACGAATTACTGAGCCGTGACTATGCCGCCGCCACACTGCGCCAGCGCACAACAACGCTCAAATCCTTCTTCAACTGGCTGGTGCAGATGGAGATGCTAGAAAACAACCCTGCTCGCGTGCTTAAATCTAAAAAACTGAATGCACCACGAACGCGGGAAAAAGCCGTCACTGACGATGAGGTTCAACTGTTGCTGAACATCGCGCAGTACACATCACGTCGTGACTATGCACTGGTGATGTTTTTGGCGGATACTGGCGCTCGTATCGGCGCCGTTGCACGCCTTCGTGAACGGGAGATCAACTGGTCAAAACGAGAGGCTACCCTGATAAACGATAAGGGCGATCACACGCACCAGGTCAAATTTGGTAATGACACTAGCCTCGTCTTACGCCAATATTTGCTCTGGCGGAAGCCGACCAATGGCGATTTTGTTTTTTCACCAAACGGCGGTCAGATACTCGGCTCATCTCTCAGTCAACGCATCAACCGGCTCTGTATCAAACTGCGCGGCCAGGGGCAAAACATCAGGACGATCAGCGCTCATGCGTTCCGCCATAGAAAAGGTCATCAACTGGGTGACGCCCACATTCCCCTGCCAATCATTTCCACCGCACTCAATCATCAGTCATGGCAATCCACGATGAATTACCTCCCAGATGACTGGTCGTCCGCAGCAGATACGCTAGATGATTTTTCGCTAAAACGAGGGACATTTAGCAGCAAAAAGAAGAGTAAAGACGGGTAAATTGAATGTTTTCAAAATCCGACTGGGTTACAAGAGGTCCCCGGTTCAAATCCGGGTACCCCGACTGCCCACAACGGCAGATGGTCTCTCCTGACTGAAATTTGACGGGATTAGTGTTCCCCAGAATTGTTTCAGATTTCCATCAGTTGTTAAGGTGCATCGGCAGGAACTAACCTGCCGTATAAATAAATCAAAAGCCCTCTGACCGACGCCTCTTAAGCAATGGCGGTCAGGGGGCTTTCAGTTTCAGGGTCGTCTTCTACTTCCACGATTGAAGAATCACGCCAATCAACACCATAAAATTTACATAGTTCAATCACCGCCACAGGTAGCTGATTGCTCTCAACGAAATCAACATCCACATATTTTCTGACAGTGTTCTGAACTACACCCGTTTGTTTTGCCACCGCATAGGGTGACAATCCGGTTTTGTCATGAATCGCTTTCAACCTAATTATGAATTTCATATAAATTCCTCCTGAAACCTTGAGAACAATGTACAGCAGACTGTTGACTTAAGTCAAGTTTTTGATGTATATTTAATTCAAGGTCTTGAACTAACTGACCACAAAAAAGAAGCGCCCCCGGCGGAAATCCAACCTTCCACCGAGGGCATAGTGAAAAGGATAAGTCATGAAATGTACCATATCCAACACGGACTCTACCGCGCCTCATAACAAAAAACAAATCGTTTGCTGCCGACTTTGCGGGCAGCCCATCGCCGTCACCCCCTGGGTGTTCAACGGCACAGATATGTCCATCATCACCTGCGATAATCCCAAATGTGCCGTCTACGACTACACATTCACCGTCCGGGATTACCAAACCAGAGACCTCACCGCATACAGCAGAAAAATAGAATAAATGGGCACAAACGCCCCTCTACTAGGAGGGGCTGGGGGTGGGGTTAAGCACTCCGCCAAAAGCAAAAGACCCCATTTCAGGGGTCTCCCGTTTTTCTCGTCTCAGATTGACAGAAAAACCGTTATTACAACCTACGCCTACCAAAAAGGAGATTTTGTGATGAATCAACATCTGACTATGCCAACTCAAATTATACACATTCCACAGCCCGGATCGGCAATCGATACCGACTGGCTCAAATATTTTGATCCACAAGCCGCCCTCGAGTCGGTGGTAGGTCACATCGTCGCCCTGCCCTCGCATGATACACCCGAAAAACATACCGCCCGCGCCTACGAATCCAGCCTGCGCTATTTTCTGGCCTGGCTCACTGACTCACCCGTTGATACCGACATTCACCAGCTCGTCAGGATGCCAATGCCACTACCGACTCAAGCGGTGATGGTTCATTTCAGAGGTCACCTGCGTGCAACCGGAAGGGCAGCCTCAACCATCGGCAGATATTTTGCACCCATTCGGCATTGGCTGAACGCACTCAGGAAACAACACATTCCAGGTCTCACCGGCGATGTGCGTGACCAGGTTGAAGACTACCGCCACGCCATTAACGACGCTCTGGATATTAAACCACCCAAACCTACAGAGTCCTCCACCCGTTCAGCACTCTATCGGTACGGCACCCGCCTACGGGTGGATCAAATTAACGATTTGCTCGCTAGCATCAGCGCATCGGGTGGTCTGGATGCACTCCGCGATCTGGCACTGACCTATCTGGGCATCACCAGCGCTCTGCGTATTTCAGAAATGTCCCGCGTCACACTGTCCAGCATCACACCAGGCGAAACATCCCCCTATGAAATTACCGTGCGCGGCAAACGCGGCCAGACCGATCCTGTCGCAGTCGATACAACGGCTGTAAATCTCATCCACGCATGGGTAAATGCGTTCAACGCCGCCCTCCCTGATCCAGACACCAACGGCGAACCTGATCCAGACACCAACGGCGAACCTGATCCAGACACCAACGGCGAACCTGACCCACGTTACATCGACGAACATACACCCATCTGGCAGCCACTCCGTCGCGGTTGCCCAGAATCGCTGCACTCCCAATACACGCCTAAAAATGGTTTGTCCCGTGTCGCCCTCCGTGACATAATCATGCGCCGTGCCAATACCGCTCTCGGCATAGACCTCAACCCGCACGATCTGCGCCGCACATACACCGCCCGCGCTAACGATCTAAATATTCCTCTCAATAACATCAGTAGACAGCTACGGCACAAAAACCTCGCCACCACCGCGAGGTACATTGGAGACCCCGAAAACATGGGTGCCGCACTGTTATCAAATCGTATCCAATTTTGTTTTTAAGCCTGAGTCAAAAAAGGGTGCAGCACCGTACCCCGACCTACCCGCCTATTCCCCTCCCTACGCAGTGGGGAGGGACTGGAAGTGGGGATACAATCACACACACCCGTATATCTGCAATTCGTCACTGCTCAAAATCGTGAACAATTCTAGGAAGCCCCACCCCAACGGCCCATACCCGTTCCGTTGATAAACCTGCACCCAGCCCGCATCGATGACATTGATATTGACCTGAACGCACTGATCCGGCTGCACCCCGCCCAGAATATCGCCATTAGGCCATCGGCGGATGCGAATCGGCAGGCTGTTCAGGTTAACCGCATACCGATATGGATTCTCTGGTGTCGGAAATACCACCTGTCCCGTTTCGTCAGTCGCTAGAATTTCCTGTGTCGGTGTCGGGTCAAACGGGAATGTCGGTGCTGCTGTACTAATCTCCGGTGGAGGCGTCACAATCGTCATAGTTGGCATAGGCGTCATAGTCGCCGTAGGCAGCATGGTCATCGTGGGCAACACAGGCACACTAGGCACGCTCGTCACGTCAGTACCATCGTAATCCACCGCGAACACACACCCGTCAGAATCACAAAAACCCCGGATGGTACAACCAACCAGGGCTAACAAAAACACGATTGCAAATACTCTCACCGATGCGTAGCGTCAGACCAACCAGGTCGCGAAGCGGCTGCCTCTACAGGCGGTTGGCTCGGCGGTAGATTAGGCGGTTGGGGGTTATCGACTGGCAATATCCCCGCTTCCATCAACTGTTTTTTCAGACTCTCCACACCCGCGTCATCAATTTTGTTCGCTGTGGAAATCGCACGTTGTTCTGCCAACCCCACCAATGGCGGCAATATCGCCTCAATCAATGTTTGCAGAACAGGCGGCAGACTCCTGTACAAACCCAGAATCGCCGCACCTAATAACCCTAACAACGCTGCAAATGCCACCACCACCGCCACGAACACCCACTCATGCAGCAGCATAGTATCATCTGGAATTTGAACCAGATCAGACGGTACATCCTGCGCCAATGTCACCATTGGCATCATCATCAATGATAAAACCACCATTACCAACAAAACACGTTTAAACACATCAACCTCCGAATATCACTCTCAACAATTCAATTGCAGCAGCGCCTAACCCGGTACCACCGAGTAAAATAGCTGCCCATTTTATGACCGAACTCGCAAAAAAATCGGTGGTCATATTCACCACTGCATTACGGATTTTGCGTGGCCGCTCACGTAGCCATTTGTCCTCATCCTGATGACGCCGTTTTGTCTGTTCCATGTCAGTCTCAATCGAGTCCACACGCTCAGTAATCCGCGCCACCCCGCTATGGATGCCGTTCAATTTATCCAGAATCGTCGTGTTGCTCATTTGCCACTCCTGCCGCAACGACGATTTACCAGTCTCCTGATTTCCCATGACCTCCTGCGTCAATGGAATCATCCGAATCAAAACGTCACCCAATTCAGCCTCAGTCCGCCGCAGCCCCTGGCTGTTGGAAGACGCCAATTCCTGCACAACCACCAGTCCATTTGTGTTAGCGTCAACTTGCTTCACAAGCTGTTTGACGCTGGCATCGCGTGCATCTTCCAACTCACGATTTGTCCCGATCCTGGTATCCAGGCGTTCCAATACTACCTCAATTCGTTTACTCTGATTTTCCATTTTCAGGCTGTGTTCCTGCACAAAATCGCGGATCGAATAAATCTGTTGCTGTTTTTCACCGATCTGTTGTGCAAAATCATCGCGTAGAGCATCCAAATCCGATTTGCTAGCGAACCCGTCCAGACGATCATATATCGACTGAATTTCTGTTTTTGTAGCCAGTGTGTTTAATCGGCTATCAATGACGTTTTCCACAACCTCTCGTACATTTTCAATCGTCAGAACCTGCAAATTTTCATCACTCACGACACACCTACCATAACAGAAACAATATTATCATAGGCCGGCCTCATGCCAAATTTAGGCAAATGGATTCACGCCGCTGCCATTCACCACACACGTAGTGATCGTTGCTGAACCAGTCGGGTCAGGCGGTCCTGGGTCAGCATAACCCGAAATCGCACGCAAACGAATCCCGGTCACAGTGTAGCTCCCCGGCGTAACAGCCAGATTGTAATTCGTCTCCTCACTATCTCGACCCTGCAAAATTTCGCCGTCATATCCAGGCGAGTCACCAGCCGCTACCCACGCCCACGCAGGTCCTCTGTATGTTTGGCTCGTAAATGACGGCCCGACGCCCTCGCCGTTGCTCCGGCTGTAAATCATCCTCAGTTCGCTAATCGTCATCGACGCAAATGTGCGCTGAATCTGAACCTGATGATCAACCTGGTTCGGACTGTCACTGATGTCAGCCACCCAACCCACTCCAGACTGATGCACCCCACGACCAACCACCGTCGTGAATCCTCCGTCACCATAGCTGGTGTTTATCTCACTGCCGGATGTTTCGTTAAATTTGAACGTGTGAACCCAGCCTATAGTAACTGTATGTTGCGTCTCAGAACCCAGTGTGGAATTACTGCTGGCATTGCTCAATGTAATCTGTGGGTTGCCCAATGTGTAATCTAACTCAATCTCAATCAATTGGCTGGAATTATTCCCACTACCAACCGCAAACGTCACCGTACCCGATGTCACGCCCTGCACATTGGTTGCAGACCAATCAACAGTCACAGGTGCCGCAATCTGCCCACCACTCGGCACCAGCAAAATCACACTCACCTCATGTGTTTCGGCATTAGTGGTTGCGGTACTCGTCGCACTCTGGAATTCCACCGTCACATCATCCGGGCTGATGCTCGCATTTCCTACCTGGAGTTTTTCTAAAACTAGATTCGTGCAAACGATTTTGTTACTCGCATCTGCCGTATCCCAGTCCGCCGTCAGGTCAAATGTCAATCCGTCCTCAGTGTTGATCGTCCCCACCGTCGCCGTGACCATCCCCTGCCCATCGCCATCAAACAACGACATATGTGCGTTGGTCATCACCTCACCACTCGTCCCCGCCTCCTGGCACGTAATCAACCCACTGATCTCCCAGTACCGGTTTGTTGCCGTTGGTGGTGCGAAATCACCAGTATTCACCAGAATGTTACTGTCCAGTTTCACACGCATCCGTAGGTTAGCCGTACCCGCCGCACTGCTGTAATATCCCCTCGCCGTAAACCGCAGCGTAACCCCACTAGCAAAAAACCCAGCAGGCAGATTAACACTCCCCACCCCAGACGACCCCACCACACTCCCCTCGTCTGCCGTACTCGCCACCGTGCCGGATGACGTGCTGATAAAAATCACCTGCAACCCCGACGTATTCACACCGCCACCAGTAATATCACTAATAGCGGCATCTAGCTGCCGTTCCGCTTTACCGAGTTCCTCACCCGGTGCTAGTGCATCATGCCAATTTGTACTCTCGCTAAATGCCATATGCTAACCTCCCAGAATGTTCTTATCGCAGCCTAACTCACCTTAATCGTCTGCATAATCATATAGCGCTCAATCTCCATCTCCACAATACCCCGCCCGTCAGAACAACTCACCACAATGTCATGCTCCTGCTGAAGGCCTCCCGCAGCATTTTCAAAATACGTCGTCACATCAATAACCTGATCCAGTGCAGAACTGGTCGAACCCCACGGCCCACCAGTGACGGACTGCCCGCTAATCGTAATACTAATCGAACCCGGATACACCGTGTCATCGGTGATCTCCCAACTGGTCACAGCACTCAACAATGCGCTGATAGAAATTGGCGCACTCTCAACCGTCGTCGGTATCAGTAGCTGCTGCGTCGTATCCGTCGCCGCCTCTTTGAAATTTAATTCGCGGTAATACCACGGTCCGCTTCCGGTACTCCCCGGCGACTGCATCAGTATGAATTCATCAGCAGCCACCCGTAACGGTTTGGTCCTTAGCTTCAACCGAATCCTCACTGCACTCTGCACACCGTCCGTAAAATCGAGATTCTGTGTAAATGGATGTGTTGGGTCAATACTCTGCTCATTGACAGTCGTGTCAACGCTGAAGTAAGTTTTCACCCGCGTATTAGACAGTTTCAGGCTCTCAATTTCGCCCACCAGAACCTCAGCCGGGTCATCCGGGTAACGGTCGAGGTTACTCACATCCAAATCCATCGCGTAACCCTCCACCCCCAGTCGCTCCGTCACTCGCAAAACCCAGAAATCCCCATTCACATCGCGGTAATCCACAATTTTATTTCCCTCATCTCGCAAAACGCCCTTGTATCGAATGTGGATTTTATCACCGGGTTGCACCGTGTAATCACGAAAACCACGCACCGTCACACGATACGTCGATTGCGGGTTTTTGTGCCGCTCTAAATAATTGGCTGCCACCGTATACAGGGCATTCCCTGCCAATGCCTGCGCCGTAGATGCGTTGCTCAACGGCGCGATGTTTTCAATTTTGAGATATTTCTCTTTCAGCCCATATGCCGTCACACTGGTGGCGTCCTCTAGGTAATACACCGTCTGGCCATTCACAGTCGTGTTCTGCACCGTGTATGGGCTGCTCAGTGTCGCCAGTGCCAACCCCTGATCCGATTCGCCCAGCCCCGCGCCAAATGGCACCACCCGGTTACACAGTGCCTCACTGTCGTCAACGACACTAAATCGCTCTATGAAAACAATATTCGCAGCCTCCTCTGCCGGCTGTCCGATCCGCGTGCGGTTGACCACCCGCACATCACCCAGTGTTCCGAATGAGCCAAATTCCAGCGTTCCCGGCGTATCCAGTTTTTCACGTAAATGCAGACCATTAGCGCTCGCCAATGCCTGCAACGCCGCCAGCACGCTCTCGCCATCAAACCGAACAGTGAACGTGTCCGTGATACTGCAATCGTCCGTCCACCCCGTAACTTTAGCCAATAGACCAGCAACAATGGTTTGGATTTGTTGATCATCATATGTCAGCCCGCGCCCCGTGCTGATATTTTTCAACTCGTGCAGCATATCCGGTCCGGATGCCGTCCGGCTCCAACCCTGTGGGTTATCCTGTGCGCCCAAACTCGTAATAATGCCACGTCCAATGACACGTTTGCCTGCTGTGTCACTGTGATAGTAAATCGTCATTCTCCGCTCAACCTGGAGCAATTCCAACGCACGCGGGTCAGTCCCAAATGCCTCAATCCGCACCGATCCCGCACCGTCCATCGCTCGTGTTACCGACGCAGACCGCAAACGCATCAACGGCCCAAACGTATCCAGTGAACCACTGGCATCATCAATATGTGCCCATAGTCTCATGGCGTCTCCTAATAGTACGTATCTCGGAACTGGAATATGAAACTCGCCTCATCATCAACGTCAGCACTAAAAACTCGAATTAAATTAGCGCCCGGCAGCAGTCGCAGCCAATCTGGGTGTATAAACTCAAACGTATTGTCATAGCCCTCCGTGCCATTGTTGAAATCAATAGTCGATGCTCCACAGTCAAACACCAGACTGCTGTCTGACGGCAAATCATAGTAGTAGATCATTTCATCCACAACGTCATTGCCCACCAGCCGTTGTATTCCCCACGGGTTGCTCACAATATCACCAGGCCCCGTTCCAACACTGATAAACGGTAGCGCAATAGCATTACCATTATTTGTCACTGCGTAATCCTGCTCATCACCGGAATACGATCCGCCGCCATTCGTCGGTGCGCTAACCTCCCAAATCGGCGCACTCGCCTGAAAAATTACAGTCACTCGCTGCCAATATTGTGTACGGGCATCACCCTCGTTCCTGCTCATCTGAATGTTGGACACCCGGCAATAAACACGCCGTTCTGGGTCTGTCGGATAATTAGTCGGACGATAATACAAAACGCCTTTCCCCCAACCCAGCATCGCGTCGACTTCATTACGCAGTGCATCCAGCCCCGATTTAGTTTCGGATTGCAATGTGAACGCCTGTCGAATAGTGCCAATTTCCCTCGCCGCAATGTCACTCAGATACTCATCAAATCCACCGTCCACACCCGGCAGACGGGTCGTGCGCGTTACCACGTCTCCAAAATTTGTGGAGTACGCCTCCAATGTCGAGGGGAATGTATATGTGTTATTATTCGCTATAAATCTGTTGAGTGGCATTATCCACGCCTCCTAATAGCATTTTGAATAGACTGTGCCAGTGTTTCAGCATTGTTTTCTAATCCCGGTTCATTGCGTAGAACATCCAACGGCACCTCAATATTTACAATAATTTGTTGGCCAGCCTGCGATAACCTGTTTTCTGATAGGTTGCCGGCTGCTGGTAATTCACGGCTACTAACTACATTCGCTACCATCCGGGTCAGGTTGTCCATGAAATCAGGGTAAAATGTCCCGCCCTGATCGCCAACCGCAAAAACCTCCCGGCCCATTTGCCCCCGCCCCACATGAGCAATCGAATTCGGGGCAGCCTGACCACCACTGTCGAAAACATCACGTATCCCGCCAATCGGATCAAAATCAGGTCCCAACCCAGACCCAAACAGACCGCCATTGCCCTGCCCGGTACGGTTCAATCCACCTCCAGATTGAATAGCTGTTATCGCATCATTGAATTTCCCGATTGTATCCTCAATCCAACCAATAATCTCCTCAAAAATACCCACCACAAAATCACGGAATTGTGTCAACGGCACCTGCACTTCACCCCACAATCCACTCAATATACTGATGAGGCTGCTAATCGCCGGTATAGCTATTTCATTCAAAAAATTCGTCGCAGCCGGCAAACCTGTCTCCACAAACCACGTCAGCAGATTGCCCAACACCGGCCCTACTAAATCCCACAGGCCTACCAGAATATCAATCATTAAATTCAACGCTGGAATAAAAATCTGCTCAATTGTACTCTGCATCAATGGGATGCCATCAACGACAAACCAGTTCGCTAACTGACCCAACGCCGGGCCGATTTCCTCCCAAACAGATGCCAGCAGCCCGGAAAACGCACGCCATGCCTCAGACATCTGCGGCAGAACACTCGTTGTGAACCATTCACCCAACTGGCTCAATACCGGCAATAGATTAGCCTGAATCCATGTCCTCACACCGCCGAAATCGGTCACAATCGCTAGCCCAACCGCCGCCACCGCCGCGACGATTAACCCCAACGGCGACAGTACAAATGCCAGCGCTCCACCAATTGCACTAATTGCCGTACCAGCCGCAATCAACAATGGCCCCAGCGTCACCAGCCCCGCACCAATCATGACGATAGTGTTTGCGAGTTCCGGGTTTTGCTTCGCCCACTCTGTTACACGATTGGTGATTCCCGTTATCTGCTCAACCAACGGTTGCAGCGTGTTGTTCATGAACGGTGTCAATACCTCAATCTGTAGCGTCTCAATCGACCCCATCAGTGATTTGACCGAGCCGTCAAACGTATCCATTCGGCTCGCGGCGATGTCCGTCACGTTTGCGCCGTCACGCATAGCCTCCATCATCTCGTCGATGCCATCACCAGAGGTCAACGCGGCCAGACCCTGACGTGCATATGCGTCCGCCAGGTTGTTAAATACAGCAATACGCTGTTCGTCAGTCATGCCTGCGGTGGCATCCTGAATGTCCTGAAAAACATCCTCTATCGGGCGTGCATTCCCCGCAGCATTAAACAAACTGATGCCCAGAGAATCCATCGTAGCAATCACATCCTCAGTATCACGTTGCAGCGCATTCAACGTGGAGCGTAGCGCCGTGCCGGCCTCGCTCCCTTTGATACCGTTTTCTGATAACACCGACAGTGTAGCCGCCAATTGCTCAACAGACATTCCGGCCTGCGCAGCCGTACCACCAGAATTCTGGAAACCCGCTACCAGGTCACTAAATGACGCCGATGACGCAGAGGCCGCATTGGTCAGCGTCTGGAGGATCATTGACGCATCATCGGCCGCTAACCCAAATTGCGCCATAATGTCCGTTAGCGCATCAGAGACAAAACCTAGTTCCTCGCCGGACGCAGCCGCACCCAAAATAACAGAGTCAATGGTCGCAAACGCCTCTTCCACGCTCTGACCACTGGTGAGCAGTTGCAAAAACGCCTCTGCACCCTGCCCAGCAGAAAATTGAGTGTCCCGCCCGATTTCCAGGGCTTTTGCGCGAACTAACTCTAATTCTGCCCCGGCCAACTGCGCCCGTGCGCCAATCTCAACCAGCGCGTTTTCAAAACGCATCGCCGCATTCACGCCCGTTGCGCCAAATGCGGCAATTGGTGCAGTCAACGCGGTGATCCGCGATCCCATCCCGACCATGGAATCACCGAGGCTCTGCATACTCCGGCCAATCGAGCTAATGCCCCGGTCAAACGCCTGCTGCGCCCGGTTCACCGCCTCATCCACGTTGTCACTGAGGATAATCTGCCCGTAGGCGCTACCCAGATTTACGCCATCACTAGTCACCGCATTCACCCGCACGGGCGTAGCATTCCGCGCCCGGCCTAATCGCATAAATGAAATCCGCAACTATAACGTTAGTGAATTAAATTGTTTTTTTGGGCAATACTCGCAAAAATGAATTTCGTAAATTGCAGCACTTGGTTATTGACAAGAGCAGCACTTGATGTATAATTTAAATATAGAGCGCGGCAATGAAGCCAGCGCAAAAAAACAGGAGAAAATCTAATGACATCTAATAACCCGGTAACATACATCAACATCAGTGACAAATACGGTGATGCAGTTGAGGTTACAATTGATGACTACATCGAACTGAACCCGGATGGGGATTTCACAGCAGATACCGACGGCATCTATGAGGACGATGAACTCATCGCACGTCCGTTGGATAACGACGACGACGACGACCAGGTTGACGACGACGACGACCAGGTTGACGACGACGACCAGGTTGACGACGCACCTGCTGAAACCCTCTACCGCCCAACAGAACACATCAGTTCCTCAACTGAACCCATGACCCTGCGTGAAATTGAATTGACTGTTGGTTCATGGGAATACCCATTCTGGCAATTGAATGTCGAAAAATCTGTTGATGGGACTGTGTCGGTGTATGCATATTTGGAAGACGACGAGGAGGATGAAGAACAAGATTCACGATTGTTTTCAAAATGGACTAAATGCGAATATGGTATGTATTCAATTGTGGTTGCACATCAATACCGCGATCAGGTTGACGACGACGACCTGGTTGACGATGCCGACCAGGTTGACGACGCACCTGCTGAAACCCTGTATCAACCAGTAGATGACAGATTGGGCGACAGCGAACCCACCACAGCCAGCCAAATCATAGAACTCGTTAGCGATTGGTGGGAACTCCCCGGCTGGCGGTTTGATATTGAGAGCAGCTATGAGGACATCCGGGTCTATGCATATTTGGAAAATGAGGAGGAGGATGAGGAAAACGACTCACGTTATTTCTCGGAGTGGGTAGAAATTACCAGAGAATTATACTATATGGTCATTGCACGCGCAGTGCATGACAAAACTGAGGATGAATAGAGTGCGGATTACATCCACAATATCGGATGAACTACACCAGCGCCTCCAGGACGAAGCCGACAAACGGCAAAAAACTATCAGCCGTTTGGTGGCTGATATTCTGAGTGAGGCGCTCACGGAAGGGCAGCTCCCCCCACAGGACGCAACGTGGGGTGGCCCGGGGCGCAAAAAACAGAAATCGAATTAACACCCATAAACTAAAAAGGCCGTCACAATGACGGCCTTTTGCTTCAGTAGCTAATTTACCCGGAATTTTCTGGTATTTTCACCTGCAACGGAATGCCCATCGCCAGCAATTGTGCATTACTAATCACAGGCATTTTTTTTGGCTCGCCCGGCTGCGGCGGATCAGCCAGCAGTTGTTCCAGACGATAAATAGGCTGGCCTGATTTTCCGCGTTGCGATAATTTGTTTTCTGTCAGGCTGCCAAATGTAATAACAGCGATGTCCATACAATACGCCACCCAATCATTACGCAGATTCAACAGGTGCGATGGACGACTCGCTGTTAGTTTTGCGACCTGATACAATTGCCAGATTCGCCGCCTCGACCCGCGCATGAAACGACATTGCTGCGCCCACCTCCTGCGGCAGTGCGGTTTGAAAAATCCATTGTTTGTCGTCAGTGCTGAAATCATCAATGTTGATTTCGCCCTCATCATATTTAGCATCAGATGCCACTACAGTTGGTTCTGCCACAGCGACCATTACTATCAGATTTATAAATTTAAACACCTCAACCACGTTATCCCTATTGATGTCCATTTTGGCGGCATTCTGGGTTTGACCAGTCATTCCCCGCACCACCTGAGCAGTCAAAAAATCGGGGATGTCGCCATCGTTGCTCACTAATAAACCTACCAGGTCAACCTGACGAATTCTGACAACTCGATTAGACGGTAGCTGTAACAAATACGTGGTAGGTCTAAAATCGTTTGCAGAACTAACCTGCATTTTTTGCTCATTCATCATATACCCCTATGCAAACCATGCTAAAAATTCAGTGCCGTCTGACGGTTTTGCGCTCTCCCAACTCGCCAATGTCGGATAAATTTTAAAACGGTCAAATTTTTTACTTCCAGGTGGCACTGTCGCCAGCGCACTCATTTCATTTGTCATCCAAGCATTTCCAGTGCCGTCAAGATTTATTTCAGAATCATTCTGTAACTGCACCTTATATAACCCACATGCCAGAATGCGTCCGTCCTCAGTCTGGGCAATCCCAATCGCTCCAAAATACGGGCGGTTTACGCCGGCCTCTCGGTCAATAGTGACAATCGAGTTGGATGTAGAACTCGTCGCACCCATCATCATGACGCCGGCCTCAAACGGTATACCCCCAGCCTGAATCGTAACCTCAGCATGAGTCGGAATGCTCAACGACGATGTTACAGCGCCACTGTCACGTTGCTGATCGGTATCATGTACACTATTAACCGTGAAAATCTGATCTTTCGCAAGCTGAATCGGATCTTCATAACTGTCAGCCGCCGCCACCGTTTTTGCCACAATCACCTCATAGAGGCTATATGGATTAATATCCATACTCATTATAACACCCCCTACTCAAAATAGTCAATGTAATGGCGACTAAAACTCATTGCCGCACCATTTAGCTCATCCGCCACCAGATCACCACTGTTCTCAACCCATGTGACGTAATAAACCTGGCCATTTTCACCATCAGTAGTAAACTGTTTCGCCCGATGCAACAAAACCCGGCACCGCGCTCGCGCCAGGTCAATCTGATCCTGACCAACATTCTGGTAAAAATAAATCTCGAAAAAACGCCGTCTGGAATGCCCAATGATCTGGGTCTCTGTCTCGTTCCGAAAACGTATCACCGCACACGGTTTCAACCGCGCACCCGTATATGCCGATGGCACCGCACTAGGCGTCAGGCCGTCCATTGGCAGTTCACTCGCATCATAGATACCACCCGTCAGGATGTCCGTCAGATCAGTATCTGCCTCCAACGTCTCGCGTATGTCCGTGCGAATATTCATTACCGGAACACATTCTGTAACATCTGAGAAATGCGCGGATAAAAACTCTGCAACGTATTCATAATGATCGCATAACGACCCTGATGGCGCGTTTCCAGTTGCAATCCATAACGCATACCATGACTGAGATACACTGCCACCGTATTCTGAGCCAGGTCAACAGGAGACGGATAATCAACCGCCTCAGAAGCGCCAAATTTCGGTGGTACATCCTCACTGTAATAGGCTCGCAGCGCCTGACGCGCATTACCCGTCCTATCAGTCCACGTCGCATTACTCCGTGCCGATGTCTCGATTTGTGGCGCCCAATACTGAGCAATCCTGATTTTCACCTGTTTTGCACGTTCACCATAGGCTGCCATATTCTGGCGCACCTGCCGATCACCAGACCACTCAATTAGGCTGCTCACTGCATACCCTCCGCCATCGCCTGCACCTGACCCGGCATCGCCGTATTCACAAAAATAATTTTGTATGTGGTTGATCTGAATACAAAAAAATCGTTTTTTTTGATGTCTAGATCACTGTTGCCAATCACCACCACACCACCCTGTCCAGGCGTATTATTGGCTGCACTCTCACCCTGCTGGCTGCCCATAGATATAGGCACGACCCGAACACATTGTGCAGCTAAATCGGCATCTCCACGCGAGATAATCAACTCAACCTCATCCCGGTTAATAATGTTCTCAGGAGAAAACATAGCGCCCATCTGTTTGACGCCCAGCCAATTATTCAAATTAGGCATCGGTCCCCCTTCCACGTCGTCGATCACTAAAATCACCCGGCTCAGTGCGATTTTGACGCGGTTTGCCCCTGACTGCGATTTTTGCAAATTGCCGCCCCGTCCCCAGCGCGGCATCCAACGACGGTTTATACAGATTGTAAAGACGCCCCAAATTTTTGATAACATCTCCGCGTGACTCGGAAACAGCACCCGCCCGATAATTCACCAGTTTTGCCGCATTCGCCATCAACTGGCGTGCCATCAGTGCCACCGCCGCTTCATGCTGCCGAACCTCATTCTCAGCACCCTGCACCCGCGCCCAAATGCGAATCAGTTCGTCATCGTCAAATGTGCTGCCATCAGCATCACCAATATCAGCCCGCAAATCCGCGATTTGCGATTCCGTCGGTTTAACGCTCATACACACCCCATATGGTTCATGATTTTTTCTACGACATTTTTCCATCGGTTATACCGATGCATATACCATTTCCCGTGCATCGCCATTTCCCGTGCTGTTTCGTAATTCTGATGTACAAATTTCATCTGTTCTATCAGATGATCCAGATCAGGTTCAGCCCACTCAGCGCCTCTACGGTTAGCAGTGTAGTGGTCATATTTAGCCTCACGCATGGATTCAACTCGTATCGGCAGCCCCCAACGATGCACATCCGCCATACCCAGCCACTGCGTAGCAATCGCCGGCACACCCACCAGCACGGCTTCACGCGGCGGCATCCCAAATCCCTCCGCCCGGCTGGGGAACAAAAAACAATGTGACGAACTCAACAACTGCATCCAATCCCATTCCGATTGCTGCCCGAACACAACCGTAATTTGCGGATCATTACTATTTGCCAGTGATTGAATCCACGTCACACCGGCGCCATCACGCGATTTAATCGTCAGATGGTGTTCCTCACTACCACCGTACAAAATTTTAAACGCCTGAATAGCCAGCTCAGCACCTTTTCGCAGATCGCCATAACTGTATGTGAGCCACTCAAACCGTGACTCACCATCCCAACCATGCGCCTGCACTGGAAAACGTAGATCAACCCCATGACCCACACACACCACCGGACGGTACACCCCACTCGATTCGTAAATCTCAACCAGCGCCGGGTTCGTGACGAACACCATCTCAGCATTCCAGTTCAGCAAATCAACCCATTCCGGTGACACCGCCGTACTTTCGCTCTGCGTCAGGATATACCGCCGGGTATACCGCACATGATCCGACAATAGATTTTCCGCAGCACCAATCACCAGCGTCGGCACATCCGGGTCTGGATATACATTCAGGCGCACACCCGCATTTTGCAACTCCCTCGCAATGCCCAGTTCCAACCGACCATACCCGGTGTACGGGTTACACCCATTCGGCGTATAAAAATTAACATTGGCGCAGCTTCTGATAACAGACATTCTGTAAACCTCTCAATCTATATAATCGTTGGGTTAACAAATGCGCCACCCGCCACCAAACGACCAACTGCGCCATTCGTGCGATCTTCACCAACACCGACACCGTGTTCCATTTCAATCGTCAAACGTTTAATCGGATACTGACGATCATCTGTGGTTTCCGGCACGATATATGCACCGAACCCGTCATCAGGGTGAACCCGTATCATCAGCGGGTTACGTGGATCCAATTGCCCGTAGCTTTTGTACATAGCCGCATAACCAGTCGGCACACGGTTGCTCGCCATCAGTTCAATGAGACCGTAATCCGATTGCAGATGACCAAACACACCACCCGACACCATCGGCATCCCGCGTGCGAACATTTGATTCCCGGTAGTTTCACTGCCCCGGTCGATAATGTTCACAATAGGTGCCACGTACTGAACGAATTTCGGGATGTCACTATATGTCGCAATATCAGCACGGCTCACAATTGCTGTGAACGGCGGCTCGTGACCATGCTCCTCAACTGTTTCAGCCAATCCATTCAGCATTGTTTCCAATGTCTGACTGCTACCACTGTCAAACCCCAGAAAATGATTGTGCGTGGTGTCAAATGTCTGGCCTGAGTAGGCAGGCGGTGTGAAATCAACAGCACCACCACTCCCACGCACAAACGGCACATTGTATCCCGCCCCACCAATGGCAAACTCGGTGTTCGTAAACAGACGTGTGAACACATCCAATTCCAGACGCCACCGTGCCCGATTCACTATCGTGCGGATCGTACTCTGTATTTGCGGCAACCGTGCGTCACGGAAATAACGTCGTGTACCACCCACACGCCCACCATACGCCGTCAGATCAATCATATGGCCTATGCTCGTACCACGAATTTCATCAGGTTTATCCAAATCGGTGATTTTCGGCAGAGGCGTAACCTGACTCCCATCCGGGTATTCCACATGAAAATTTTCCGTCAGGCTGAATAGACCACCCCATGTCTGAGACATTTCAATGTTGAATGCCGCCAACGCCTGTGATAATCCACCAATAAACTGCTGATAGGTTGTACCATCACGCAGTTCCCATTGTGATAATCGTGTGCCATCAATACCCGTTGGTAGCGCACGATCCAATATCGTATGTACCCCTAAAACCTCTGGCATTACCTATTCCCCCATTTCACTATGATGTCGGCAGTCTCAGGCCAGGCTGAACAAAAAATATCTCATCAGTTTGGCACCAGCCGATAGTGTGCGTCACCGTACCCGCCGCATCCTCGATTTTGCCAGTATCATCACTGGTATATCCAATCCCGCCAGGCGTTAGACTAGCAAAACCAGCCACCGGCCCAAACACACACACGGCGATGCCCTCATCAGCCAGAATGCCTGTTTCCCCGCTATCACTGCCAACCACAATACCTGTCGCAAATGCCGTAGCAGATGCATTGCCGTCTGCCTGTTCCCAGTCGCCGTCACTGGCGACATAAACCAGATCGCCAATATCCATCGCACCACCTGCAACCGCATTGCGTATAACTGCACTCTCTAGTGGTCGAATGTTTTTTGCATCAGGAATACTCAAATTAGCCATTGTTCACCCCTACCTAAAACCCCCATTGGCGACGCGCTTCCACCAGCGCCTCTGGGCTATCGTCAATTTTTCCCGTATTGCCACCACTGTCACCACTAACAATCGCAGCCGGTCCGCCCATCTCACTCACTATCAATTGCAGCATCTCGCGGATGTGCGGTTTTGCCAATAATTCCTCCACCCGCAGCCGCGCCGCGTCTGGGCTATCCACCGTACCCACCATCTCACGGATCAGTTCAGCACCGCGTTCATTCTGGACGATTTCACCCAGTGCCTCGGTTATAGCCTGTTCGATCTTATTTTGACGGCGGGTTGTCATAAATTCATTTACAGCAACCTGCATTTCACGGATGTTCTGCACTAGGTCACCCTGCGGGATCATTTCCCGAATCGCCGTCACCGTCGCCTCGTACTCCTCTAGCACGGATACACGGCTCTCCAATTCACTAATCTGAGTGCGCGCCGTATTCAGTTGTTCCTGAATCGACTCACGCTGTCCGCGCAGTTCACTAACTAAATCTCCATTATCAGGCATATCGCCCTCCTCATTTTCTAGCGTCTCACGGGTGATGTATGGCACGCTGCCCAGACCTGTAATTCCAGCCTCGTGCGGATCAACCAGGTCGATATTCGTGGGTAGTAAATCGATCACCTCGCCATCGTCTCTAACACCGTGAATCGTCCCCCACAGACTGGTGGCGGTTTTTGCATTAGCAGCCATCGAGGATCTCAACTCGTCGCGCACGTCTGCCCGGTGTGGCAAAACGTAGAATTTACCCCACGCAGTGTCACCATGAAGTGCGGCCGCTACCCAACGCAGTGCAGCCGCACTTTGACTACGTTTGCCGGGTTCCGGATGCCCTTTCGTACCTAGAAAACGCTGCTCATTAACCGATTTAACCAACGCCGTAGCCGCCTCACGACCATAACGCCGATTTACCAGTTTTCCGCCCGCATTGCTCATGTTACGCGATGTGGCCCCCACATGCATAATTGGCAACGTCACAAACATAGGATCAGGATCGTTTTTAGTGAGCATCGCCAAATTAACATCTGACGGAATTGGTATTTCTGGATACCAACCAGTAAACACCCCCGGCGTCACCAGTAATTCCTCAACTACATATTCTCGTCCCATGACACCCACCATCACTCGAATCAAAAAACCGTCAATTCACATCATGACGGCCTCCATTCAAAATATCGGCAAATGATTTTTTCGGACGAGGCACGCCTCGTCCACCCCGCCCCACACGCACAATCCCCCCTCCCCGCTACGGCGGGGTTTTTGTTTCACCATACGCCCCGCCGTGAAATAAAAACAGAACCGGGCGCATATCCCTTGCACCCGGCCTGCCCTACGTAGGTATACAGTTGCCGTCTCTCCGGCTGGCACGCCTAGCTCGTCCCCGGCGTTCAGTAAACAAAAATTTTTGTATTGGAGTGCGGGAGTTGCACCCGCCGCAGAGGCTGTCATCTGCCCCTACCGCTACCTGAAGCCTAATGTTAAAACCAGTTTAGAATATGCGTTATGAAGTGTCAAGCTATCAATCCTGCCAATGCATAATTGGCAACGTCAATTTCAGATACCATTGCCACTGTCTTTCGCCGCGCATGACATATATTGTCATGCCGTTCAAACTGTCGAAGTTAACAGAAATGATCCAGTCGGGGACTTTGCTCATTGCGATAACACCTTTCTGTCAGGTCACTATCCTTTCACCCATCATAGCACGAACCACCGCCTCAACCTGCTCACGTCGCATACCCGCCCACGTCGGCAGAAACAACGCACGGTCACTGATACTCCGGGCAACCGGGTAATCACGCCCATCACGGTACGGCGGCATCTCTGGAAGTGGGCGCCACACCGCCCGTGAATCAATATCAGCATTTTTCAACGCTGATAAAATAGCAGGACGATTATCAGACAACACACAGTGCAACCACGTTGCCATATTCGCCCAGATGTGCTGTGGCCGTCGTTTTATTTCAACAGGCAGCAAATTGTCGTACCACATCCCAACCCGATACCTCTGGCTAATCAGCGGCCACCAGCGCTGCACCTGACCCAGCCCAACCGCCGCCACCAGATTGCTCATCCGGTAGTTAGAACCAACCACATCATGCCAATATTGACCAGACATCCCATGATTAGCGATCATTCGCATCCGGGCAGCCAGTTGGGGGTCATCTGTCATAACACATCCCCCCTCACCCGTGCTGATAGATTTGTTGGCGTGGAACGAAAACACACTCACATCACCCTGTTTGCCACATAATTCACCGCAATATCGAGACCCGTGCGCCTCCGCCGAATCTTGGATAATCGGCAAACAACCCACCGCCTCACGTAGTGCATAATAATCCGCCGGATGCCCAATAACATCCACCGCAATAACAGCACCCGTTCGGGTAGACAACTGCGTCTCCACCAATCCCGGATCAATCGTCCAACTCACCGGGTCAACATCCACAAACACGGGTTTTGCACCCACCATCACCACCGCCGCAGCCGGCGCCCCGAATGTAAACGCCGGAACAATGACCTCATCACCAACACCAATCCCCAAACCCTGCAACGCCAGCATCAATGCCAGTGTTCCATTCGCAGTGGCAATCACATGCTCACGCCCGATCGTCTCAGCGAGCGCAGCTTCAAACCGCGTAACATAACCGCCCGTACCACTGATCCACTCACTCAACAGCGCATCATTGACATAACCAACCTCAACACTGCTCAGATTCACATTCGATAGCGGAATACTCATTTTTTTCGACCTCGGACGGGGCGTGTTTTTTTGTCCTCATTTTTGTCCTCATTTTTGTCCTCATTTTTGTCCTCACTTTTGTCCAATGCCTTCGCCGGGATACCCACCACCGTCACCCCCGCCGGCACATCCTCAGTCACCACCGCACCCGCGCCGATCACCGCACCCGCACCCACACTAACACCCTCTAGGATCACCGCACCCGTACCCACATAAACAGCATCGCCCAGCGTCACGTTACCGCTCAAATGCGCCCCTGGGCAAATCACGCAGTAATCACCAATCCGGCAGTCATGACCGACGGTACAGTTTAGATTGAAAATGTTGTGATGACCAAACTCAATATCACACGTCATACGCACACCAGCACAGAAAACATTGCCACTGCCAGATTGATGAGGAATCGCCGTGACTGACGGATGCCACAGATTCACCCACCGCACATAATCATCTAACCCTAAATTCTCGTGGATTTTCTGCCGGAGTGCCGGAGTGCCCACACCAATAACCGCGTGTACGGGTGAATTTCGCGCCAGAATAGCAGACTCATTAGCCTCATCGACCATCTCATACCCGTCATAACTACCCACAACCATTTCACCTGCCAAATGTTTAACCTCACGCGCAAACCCCCCCGCACCAAAAATCACCAACGTCCTAGCGCCCATCTAGCACCTCCCGGAAAACACCCATATACTGTGCGACGACATCACGCCGTGTATATGACGTGAACACATCCCGCAGCCGCCCCGCCCGCTCCCGATACCCATCCACATCACTGCATACCTGCACCAGCGCCACACCCAGCGCCTCAGCATCATCCACCGGGAAATAACTAACCGCCTCATGGCTCAGCCGCTCAGTAAACACGGGCAATTCACTCGCTACCACCGGAACACCCGCTAGAATAGACTCCAGCACCGTACCGCTCAAACCACCCTCAGACCGACTCGCCGTCACACTGCACACCGCCCCGGCATACAACCCCCCCAAATCCTCATCTGGAATAGTCCCCAAAATGAACACATCACGCCCCACCACACCACTGCACTCGCGGATCGTATCCTGCACCATTTTCACATGCTCATTCACGGCTGGCTGCTCTGCATAATATCCCGTCTGTAAACCAGCGATAACCAACGGTGGCACATTGGCGCTTTGCCGCCGGGCATAATATTGACCCCGCACAATCACCTCCGCCGCTTTATGCCCATAGCAGTGGAATGCCAGCACATATGCATCAGGCAAATGATATTTCAGCCTCACAGAATGTTGATTATCAAAACCTGCATCAAAATCGCGTGCCGTATAATCTGCACTGAAATACACAGTGCTGCCCTCAAACCCGTAATGCGTTTCCCCATGCTCACGCTGCCAATCCGACGGAAAAATCACATGGTCACTATGGCGTGCAATAATCGGGCTGATCCCCCGGAAGTATTGCCCGATCAACCCAATGTCCATATGGTCAAACGCGAAATCCGGCACAAAACTCACCACTGGTGTGTCAATCGGCTCAGTGCCAATAAACCCCCACCAGGGCGAAGGGCAAAACACCAGATCATAATTTCCGGCGATCTGCTTCAAATGCTCAAAAAAATTCCCGCGCTTCTGCATCAGAAACATAAACAAATCTGGGTGCAGAGGCAGCCTATCCACCGGACGAACCTGCGTAAATCCAAACTGCTCAGGCCAATCCACGCGCTCACCCAACTCATCAAACGCCTGACCCAGCACATCAAACGACCACGCATCGTGTTTCGCTAGGTCAGCACACAACGTCTCAATAACCCGCCTAACGCCGCCCCGCCCCACCGTCGGCGCATAAATCAACATCCGCTCACTCATCATCACCTCCACAATCACACATTCACCCGTAGGGGCATAGCGTGCTACGCCCTGCCTAAAACAACCTCAACTGACCCGACACCAACTGACGAACAAACCCCGTCAGCGCATCGCCCAGAATCATCTCCACAAACGCATCACGCTGCAATGGCGTCAACATCGGCAGCCGTTCCGCCTCACCCCGTAACAAAAATTCTCGTAATTCATTCGTCACAGATTCTTCACTCCGGGTCACCTCAGCATCCACCCGGCACATACAGTGCGGATGCCACGGCGGGATATTCGCACTCGTCACCGGATACACAATCCCCTCACCACCCACCGGCCCCGCATGACCCAAACACACCTGGCATGTCAACGACCCATTCGGACTCCGCCGCGCCCGCACCTGGTCAACATACGGGTTGAGATACGCACTAACCCAACTCGCCTGATTATGCGCCCGCGCGATCTCCGTCCGTGCCAACCGCATCGCATCGTAACTAGCGTCATTCCCGTATGGCCTGTTCGTCCGCAATTTCGCCCGCCCCGGCAGCAGAAATTGTTCCACCCGCCGGGCGATCTCTTCAGCGCCCACCCCCTGCCGGATCAGGTCATACATCAAATCATCCAGCTTACGCCGCGTCTCAAACCCATTCCGCCAGATACGCTGGCTCAACACATACCCGTTTGGATCAACCCACGTATGGGCAAACTCATACTCAGCCAATGGATTAGGTTCAAATAACCGATCCCCCGCCTGCTCACCGATCAACCGCGCCCGCCCCAGCAATGCTAATCTCAAATCCGGCGCATCCACCAGCCGGGCATCCATCCAATTCGTATGACGGTCAACAATTCCCACCGTCACCATATAAATCTCAGTCATCAGCGCCCGTGCATATGGTGATAGCGGCACACCCTCAGCCGTCACACTCCGCCGACCATCCACAACAAACACCGCCTGCACCAGTTCCCCCGCCTGGCGAACCACATCATCCGCCCGCCGGATAGGAATCTGCCCCTCAGCATCCCCCGCCCGGATCAACACCCCGGCGATCTGCCCCGCAACATCCCGCATCAGCCCCGTATACGCCCGCTTAAACCGCACCTGTGCCGACGGCAGCACCCGCGCATCACGTATCGTCTGAACCATCAACCCGAACTTTCTCCAAATTCACTTCTGTCAAGCCGCCATATCCTCACCCGGCACATCCTGCCCACGCGCCGCCGCAGCTTCCTGGGCAGCCGCCAACTCGCGCTCCCACATATCCCCAAATAGGTCACGCGCTGCCATCCGCGCCTCAGCCTCAGATTTCGCAGCCGCATATTCCGCCCGCGCATCCTTCACCAGGTCAAGCAATTCGAGTTCGGTTTGACCGGTGATGAGACCTTTATCACCCGCATGTTTCACATAATTCAGGTGCATCTGTCTGTCTTCTGCCGCTACCGGAGGCCACTCAATTTCAATATCAAGCCCCGCCTGCACGCCCGGCGTATACAAACTCACCGTCGCCAGCCATATTTCCAGCACCTCACGCAGATATTTTTCAAACACCCTGCGCTGTCCACCAATGAATTTAGTCCACGCTGGCATCTGTGCCTCAACACTCGCCATGGAAGACGCAATGGCTCCACCCCACACCCACTCCGGGATGTGGCTGTGTTGCAGCATCAAATAAAACAGCGCTTTCAACATCTGCCACGCATCCGCCGTAAACGGTGCCGGTCCTCTAAAATTGAACGAACCACTCGTTGCCACGATTTCCAGCGCGTCCATGTCCACCACACTCTCAGTCCGTGTCACGCCACTGGCATCCTCATACGTCTCCGTCCGCGTTGCCAGCGCCGCCAATTCCGCCGATGGATCAGCAACCCCCTCCAACGATGGCATTGGGTTGCTCATCGTTTTCACGCCAGTCAAACTGTTCAACAAAATATCATCATACTCAGCAAACAACGGCACCAGCGCCTCAACAAAAGGCCGACCATGTATTTCGTTTGATTTCCGCATGTTTGGGAAATGCACCACCGGCAGCCGCCCGCTCACCAATGGATACTCAAATACCTCATTTGGCGCATTCACCCGCTCAATCGTCACCGTCCGCCCAGTGACTAAATCATACCGATCCGTAATCGTCGCTTTCTCCAGCACCGTCGTGATGACATACGCCGTCACCCGGCGATAGTCCAGATCATCCGTAATCACCTCAACCTGGTTAGCCGGAACAGCACTAAACGTCCCATCCGCATTGATAACCAAATACGAATCACCCAAATCAAGGCCATCATGAATAAATTCGATCATCTCCACTAGGCGCTCATTCACCAGATCATTTAACGCCTCAGTCGTCGTGTCATCATCCGTCATCACCCGGAAACCATCACCCATTGACCACGACATAATGTGTGAAGTGATGGGTTTAGCAAATAACGCACCCAGCCTGTACGTCGGCAGTTTGCCGTGCCTCAAATTGTCGTACCACTCATAATCCGCCTGCGTCCGGTCATCTGCCCTCAGCCAACGGCTGTACAACCCCGCCGCCGTATAGCTCACCCGGCCAATGATCTCACTGACAACCTGCCGACCACCACTAAAAACCTCACCTATGCGCTGCCGGATACCCATTCCTCACCAACCTGATTAATCCACCATGCCTACACTGTACCCGCCACCACCCCCGCAATCGGCAACCGGGCAACATAACAGAAAATGCATTATCGCAACCTACCGCCGACCAGACCGCCGCCGCCGACCACCCCGCACCCCCAGTGTTTTCCCCGTCGCGCTAACGCCATTAGCACCGTCCAGATACATCACCGCATAACGCATGGCATCCACACCATGATCGTTTGTTTTTATAGGTTCGTCCCGTTTTTTTTTGTCGTTCCAAACGTACCCCGGAATTTCATCACGAGTACACATCGGCAGCCGTGACTCGTCCAGTTCAACATCGCGCTCAACCAACGCATCTCGGAAGATGAACAGTTTGGGTTTGCCATCCCCCTCGATTCGCATCCGCAGGGATACATTCTCAATACCCGTCTGCACCGTTTTTTTTGCGGGCGTCGTCGGGATGCCCGCCGCCCTCAACTGCGCCATGCCCTCAGCATCATGGTCACATACCGTCGTCTCAATCCGCTCTAACAGCCCCGTCAGCGCCACGATCTGTGCCGCGTGGTCACTCACTAGCCGTCGCGTCATGTAAATCTCACGGTACAAATACATCCGCCCATCCGGGTCAACTGCCCACCACTGGCACACAAACGGGTTGTTGTATCCAAAATCCACCGCCCGAAAACGCCGCCACCCAGCCGGAATATCAAACCGATCCACCACATGCGCTTCCTCACGCCAGTCCTCATAAATCGCGCCCTCAGCAATCGCCCACTGCCCATCCAGAAATCGCAATTTGCGAACACCCGTCAGGCGTGATAATTTGCCCAGTACATAACGCTCACCGTCAGTCGTCCACCGCTCGGCATCAATATCCCAGTATTTCGGATTGTCTCGGTGATACGTGTTCAGTAGCATCACCAAACCCTCATCTGACCGTTGTTTCAACCAGTGGTCAGGTCGATCAGGGTTCGTATCCCCAATCACCTGCTGGAACGGCACAACGGTAGACCGGTTACGCATCACCAGTGTCTCCCAGTCATCCACGTCTAACTGCACAGCCTCCGCCGCGTAGATAATGTCATACTCCGCAGAAAGAATGCGGCCAGGTCGATCCATCCCCCCTACGGTGATTTCGCTGCCGTTCGGATAACGGTAAATTTTTCGGTATTCCCGTTTGACATTGGAGCAAATCGGATTGTCCTCACCGAGGATGTCACGCTCATACGTCACCAGAACAGAGTCCGCCAGGTCAGCCCTTACTTTACGCACAATCAAAATACGCGCCCCAGGGTACGTCCACGCGATCTCATGCAGATAGTCCAGAATAGCCAGAGTTTTACCCGTGCCCGCTGCCCCAACCAGTAAAATTTCTGGCTCGTCAGTCAATTCACGCAGACGCGCATTGTTGCCCCGTAACGACCACTCTCGCACACTATATAAACGGTGAACGGGTGTACCTGTCACCCGTTCAGCCCATGCCGCCGCTATCAATTGTGCGCTCACAACCCAACCTAATTGCCTGTATAAATCAACACCACACCACCGGCATAACTCGGTTGCACATTAGGGTGCGCCTCATCACTACCAGTGTTCGCCATAGGCTCTAAATATGTCGTATCAAAAACAGTCGATCCCTTCGGTATATTAAACTGACTGTTTCCCACCCCGCCATTTGTCATGCGGATTGCATGGTCATGCACTGGCAATTGCGCAATTGTTAATTGATGCGTCTCTCCACCACCGGTTCCACCAATCGTGTCTGCCCACGCATCCGTTAACCTGTTCGCAGATGAGCCGCCGCCATTATCCAACATCACCATCACCCGACCGCGCAAATCGGGCAGGTCAATAGTTTTGTTCGCCGCGAAATCCGCCGCCGCGTTCGCGCCTCTTCCACCCGATACAGCCAACTCGCTGTTACCAAACGTATCCCACAAATGCGTAAATAACGTTTCCATATCTGCATTCGCCCGAACCGTCGCGCCACTACTGCCATTGCCTATCGTGCCACCCGCACAAATCAACCACACATTACTAATGCTGGTCGTCCGTGCAGACGATTTGTAATCGCCGACACTGTGCATAATTTGCCGAATTGCCGCCTCCGTTGTCACGCCCGTACCACCACGCGCCACCGCCAGAGTTCCAGAAGATATGTTATCGGCATCCGTCGCATCGACATTCGGCACATTCTCCAAACCCAACTGCGTTTTGGTCACACTGTGTGGATTGTCCGTCTGCGCCGCATGGGCAGTGTTCGCAGCCACAGCACTATTCGCCGCCACCCGCACCTCGGTGTAATACAGATTGCCCGATCCCTCCGGTACATCGTCCGTATCCGATGGCACAGACGGCGTACCCACCAAATCATCATAGCTACCACT